GTTTGTGTTTAGCATGCCCTTCAATTTATCCAATGGCGCAATCACTTCAGGGTTACTACTTGCCCCTGGATATTCTCCAACCAATCCTAAAGTCGGACCGCTCACAATTCCACCCTCGGCAAAGGCTGTCATTTCTGGGCCTTTGTTTAGCATGTTAGTGATCACCGCAGAACCTGCAACCAATGCAACACCCGCAGCAGCTGCGAGCACAGGGTTTGAAATCAATAACTCCTTAAAAGCCTTAGACGCTGTAGCCGTGGCAATCAATGCTTGCCCAAAGGATTTCATAAAACCCGCAACCGCTTTTAACAATTTTTGCCCAAAGGTTTCAAAGCTTCCAATTTGGCCCGTCATAATATCGCCCAACAATACCCCGAAATCTTCGAGGCCCTGGGCGGTCATGCTGTTAAACGCTTCGTTAACTCCAGACATCGCTTCTTTAAAACTGTCTGCATATTCCTGCGTTTTCCTTGTAGCCTCCGCAGCAGCGGCTGCGTGTATTTTGTAACTTACCGAACTAGTGTCGGCCATGGCTTGCAGTTCTGCAGACAATTCGCCCACAGAGGTCGCAACCATTGCTGGGCCGCCTTCAGTTCCGCCCATGCCCACAAGCTCATCATTCAAAGCTTTAACAGCAGGCGCGGCCATTTCCATGGAGTTAATAACATCCTCCATTTTTTCAGGCTTTATCTGATCCTCAATTGGATTCGTTATTGCCTTGCCTGTATTCTTTTGACCAAATACCTGCGCCTCTAACTTTGCTAATTCTTGCGCATTGTTTTTGGCATCCTTTAAATCGTCTTTTCTATTTTCCGCTAACTGATTATTTTTTTCAATGTCAAGCGCTACGACTTTATCTTTATACTCGTTATTGATTGAGTACCTTAAATCGTTTTCAAGCTGATCATATTTTAATCTAATTTCAGTAATCTTCGCCGCGTTGCCAGTTGCCAAGTATAACTCTTGCCGCCTTTGTACAGCCAAAGCATCAAGCGCCTCACTGCCGTACTTTATGTACATGGCCTTTTGTCGCTTTAAACTTTCTTCTTTTAACTTTAAAATATAGCCTTCGCCTTTGCCTTGCGCCTTTGCTTGGCTTATTGCTAACTCGGTTTTTCTTTCTTCTTCTTTTATCTGCCTTTGGCCCAGTGTCAAAGATCGCTCTTGTATTTTTTGAAATTGCTCAAGTCGTTTCTTTGCTTTGTCGATTTCGCTCGACATATTTTGAAACACCGTAACAACAAGTCCAATAGCAACCAATATCGCGCCCGCTCCTGTGGCCAATAATGCGGCAGAGTAAGCCCGTGCTGCAACAGTTGCCTGCCCCATTACGTAGGTTTGAAGTTTTGTCATTGCTACGCTGGCCCCTTTTCGCACAGTGCTCTCCGCTTCCAATGCATTCATCACGGCCTGCAATCCACTTACCACAGACATGGCCGCATGTAGCTTCATCATGGCCTTTTGCATGTCCTCGTTTTCGGCACCCAATAAAGCAGTAATACCTTGCAATGCGCCAAAGGCCCCAGTCACTGCCTGCACTCCCCCCAACACCGCATCAATTCTGCGTGTATCACTTGCGAAATATGCAACCTCTGCACGTGCATCGCCTATGCTATCTTTAATCCTACCCGCTTCACGAATAAACTGATCTGCAACTTTGCCAAACTCTGGACCCAATGCACGCGCTTCCATAGCCAACTGAGTCAACTGTTTTACGGTTGCCATCGTTGGGTTACGGGTTGCAATGCTTGCCAGCTTCTCCTCTATGCTTTTCGCACTCTTTGCCACGTCGGCAGACATTTCACCGCCTGCCTTTTTGATTACTGATATCGCATCATTAAAGCCCTGTCTGAGCTTTTCAATGTTTGCGCCAATTACTATATTTAACGACCTTGCCATGCTTACAATTCTATTTTAAATCCATCTTCTAACAAAATGAAATCACCACTTTCCAACAATAGCAATTCAGTTACAACTGCAACAGTGTAATAGTTAATTATAAAGTCCTGAGCAACGTGATAAATTCCCGCAAATCCTGCCTCATCCTCAACCAAATGCACCTCGCCGTCGAACTCAATCGCCTGGCAGTAATAGTCATTAAATATATTTGGGTAACTCACAGACTCAAATGCAGCTCGAACTTGCGCCGCCACTTCTGTAGCACTTGCAAACGTGGTGCCAAAACTACTAACTTGCACCCTTGCAAAGTCTGTGCGTGAGTGGCTTGTATTGGTAGGGCTTGCAATTACGCTGACTAAATTATAAGCGATTGCAGGAAATGCAGACTCTTGCGGAATCCGCAAAGGATTTAAGCGAGTGGAAACCAACGCCGTAAGGTCTGACGCATTGCTTAAAATGTTATATACTATTTTTATGGGTGCGCTCATGCCTTGGCGTCCGGTGTTAATTTATCAAAGACATGCGAATATAGTTTAACCGCATCCTCAATACTAATATAGTCGGATTCCTCCCAAGGAAATGTTAACAGCCTTTTCGGTTCGATTGGCTTTTTTAAGTGTGGCGCCATACCTGTAGCAACTGCCCAGCGGGTGATCTCCCATTGGTTTCTGTACTGCTGTTGCTGCGCCTCACGCATCCCCTCCAATTTCAGCCGCCAAAAACGTGGCGAGCATTTCCAAAATTCCCGCTCAGTTAGATTCAATTCGCCGTAACTGATGCGCTCAATCTTGCGCCAAGTTAGCGGTGCGCCGTCGCCCTTGGCTTTTACTTTCCCTCTGGCTCTTCGGTGCTAAAGAAATCACTAACGGCCTGCGTGAATCCATCCAATGCAGGGCTCAACTCTGTAAATCTTTTAACCGATGCGCCCAACTTTTGAATGGTGGGGTATGGCGTTTTTTTGCCGTCGGCTTCATAGCCTTCCAGAATCCCATAGAATGCGCAACTTAGTGCGAAGTCCATAGATTTGGCTAAGTCTTTTTGCAGGTTTAAATCTGCGAAATTTTCCATCCCAGCCAACTGCATAACGTTGCGCAGGCTGTTCATGTTAAACAAAAGGGGGTGCTGAACACCCCCAATGATAATGTGGCTCATGCCACAAAGATAAGACAAAAAGTATTAAGGCGATACGGTGCCAATGGTCAAGGCGCCTGTGCCTTGCAAAGTTCCTGTGAAGGTTGCTTTGTCGTTGTTAGGTGCGCTCAATGATAAGCTGCTAAAGAAAGCGCCGCCTGTGAATTTCTCATCTCCGCTTACATTGGTAGTCATTACAACTGTCAATTGAGTGCCCGCGAGCAAATCAGTTAACAAATCTTTGTAAGACAAACCGCTTGTGCTTACAGATGAATCGCCTTCAAAAATACCTTCAACGTTCAAAGTGTAGCCATACTCGCCCGCGATAAATTCTTTAGCGCCTGCGCTGTCTTTGTTAGTAACGTCGATCATATCTTTAGAGATATCCATCGAGTGGGAAGTTGCGTTTGCAATTTTAGTCAAGGTTCCGCTCACATCCTTGTAGATGCTTATAAGCGTGCCGTTTACTGGTCCAGTAGTTGCCATGGTTATTTATATATTAAATTATTTTTCTTTGCTAAATCGGCAATGATTTGATCAACGCCTTTTTTAATACCTTCGATTACACGATTTCTATTTTGATCCATTGCAGGTCGCATAAATGCGCGTTGTGTTCCAAGTTGCCCCGTGTACCTTCCAGTACTTTCTTGTATACGAGCAACAGTTCCATACTCAAACATCACGCCCAAATAATGGTTGTAATAATTGCCATTTAAACCAATCAAAACGCGCTCTCTGTTATCTTTATCCATCTTTGTAATAAAGCCGATTGAGTTTCGCATGTTGCCTGTATCGGCAGGCGCTAAACTTTTAGCCGTATCAATAATGCACTGAGACTCTTTTTTAATCATGTTCTGCAATTTTTCAGACTTGACATCGACGCCCATTTTTTCTAGTGCTGAAAGTATTTCAGCAAGGCCGTCCATTTTTGTCTCGCGTTTGTTTGCCATTATTGCGTTAATTCGGTTTGTAGTTTCAAATATAGATTGCGCTGCAGGTTTGCAATGTTAACAATGTTGTGCGCTCCGTTGTCATCAACCACCCTGTGCTTAACGCCTACGGCCGAATTGAAACGGATAGTATAAAACACAATTTGCTTGTGCTCGCGCCTGTCTGCGTTTACATTCTCGGCGCCACTTTCCTGCTCAACACGCTGCGCCCAGGCGGTTGCATATTCCGTCCACGTTTGCAGCTTCTCGCCTGTGTTTGTATCTATGGTCTCGGTGTAACTTTGTAGGCTCACCAAAACGTCCATTAACCCCGCATTCATCAGATCATGATTTGGATTTTGTACGGATCGAGTAGGTAGTGAAATCCGAAGTCCATCGTGCTTTGAATAGTTCCCACAATGATGGCCTGCCTATTGTCGTAGTACTGAGCAACCAACAACAGCGCCGCGTGCTTAATCGTGGCGGGCATGATGGTGTCGGGGTCAACAGAAGAAGTGCCTACAGGATTAAAGCCCTCAGAAATTTCAACAATGTACTTAATTGTATCGTCCGTTATTGAGGATGGCGTGTTTTCAAAAAAGATATTTCTGCTATACCCACCCATTGGATCAGGTGAAGCCAACCAATCGGCAGAATCAAAAGCAACAACTGCCTGCGAGTCGTTCACATAGCTCACGGAGTTAATAGCCAAACAGCGCGTGTTTAAGCGCAGATAATTTCCCGAAGGTATATTCAGACCGTTCACAGGATTCACGAGCGCAGGCTGGCCTGTAAATGAGTCAAAGCCATATTTTGCCGTCCCTTTGCGAATCGAGTAGCCCAAATAATTACTGCAGGCATCAATTGCCATAGAGATAAGCCCCGAAATGTAAGTATCATCTGAGGAACTTGTAACCCTTAAATGGGTTTTTGCATCTGCCAAACTGAGGTAATCAGTGGCGGCATTTGCGAAGGCGGTATATCTACGGCTGACAAACATTTTATTCTGCGTCTAGTTCGGTTTCAGGGTTTACTGGCTTTGCCTTTTTGCTAGGCTTGGCTGGTGTTAATACTGCAATCTCTTCAGCAACCCCGCCCTCAATTAAGAGCATGGCCTGCTTTGTTTCCATTATAACCTCATCGCCAACGTTGTAGCTGAGGTTGAATTTTCCTGTAGGGTTTGCTACAAATCTCACTTTCATATTGGCCCAGGGGCGATACAGTCAAGATCACCCCCGGCACTTGGAACTTTAACGCCCCCAAGCGGGCAGATTATTAGGCTACGATGTCTTTGCAGACAGCGAAAGCGGCAGGATTCAAAACGGCAGTATCCAAATAAGCATTCAATACAACGTTTGTCAAGCCAGCAGTTGCGCCAGAATATGGGTCTACTGTGAGCTCCATTCCACCCCAAGAGGCCACGCACATTCTAGACCAGTCCGCGAAAATCATAGCAGACAAAGTGCTTGAAGTTCCTTTGGTCAAGTTGCTTGGAACCAAGGTAGTAGTTTGAACATTGTAACCGTTCAAATCAGTACCACCAGAAGGCCAAATAAAGTTACCTTCTACACCAGAAGCTTGGCGAGCAGTAGTTTGCAATTTAGCTTTTACCAATGGATTGGTAATATAAGCATATCCGTTTCCGTTTGCATTTTCTACAGCCTTCATCAAGTTCACAACGTCAGCCCATACTGGAGCGGCTCCGTTTGCGTTGGTGCTGTTTGAAGTTGCGCCACCTGCGTAAACTACGTTTACGCCAGAATTTGCTAACACGCCCACAGGCTCGTTAGTTCCACCGCCTTTAATAGCAGCAGTTTCCAAAGATTGTGCCATTGCATTTAACAACCAGTTGCGTACATAACCGTCGATGCTGTTAGAAGATTGGAGCATCAACTGATTAGAAACGCTGATATAAGCTGCCAAACGCTTAGGGCTCAAAGTTACTTTAGAGAAAGCAGGGCTCTTTTCAGTCGCAGTTCCATTTTCAGTATTCCATCCAGCAGAAGGCAAAGTTTGAGCAGTTGGAAGATCCAAGTTGCCAACCAAGCCAGACAATTGCTGAACACCCAAACCAGCCAAAACAGTCTTAGGTAACAATACGTCGATGATAGAACCAACAGAAGTTTGAATGTTTACACCACCTTCAGATCCAGAAGTTCCGCCTGTAGCAGTCATATCACGTTTGAATACTTCAGAAGGGATTTTGATAGAATGAGCGCTTACGCTTACACCAGAACGCTGGAACTCTTCGCCGCCCATTGTAGAAAATTCACCCTCAACACCTTCGCGACGGCCAGTAATAGCCAAATTCATAGCGCGTTTAAAGCTGTACTCTTTAGCCATTTCTGACTTTTCTTTTTCCTCGCTACGGCTAGCAACGTGGCCAGCGGCTTGAGCTGCAAGATTCTGCAACTTTTCCAAGGTTTCAACCTCAGCTTTGATCGCGCCCAAACGAGCTTCGATTTCGCTTAAGCGATTGGTTTCTGAATCAGCCATAGATCTGGCTTCTTTTTCGATTGTGGTTTGCAAGGTAGACAATTCGCCGAGCAAACGTCCACGCTCTTCTTTCAATGCTTTAATTTTATTCATGATTTTGTTTTTTGTTTAAAGGTTTTGATATCTAAGTAAAGCCAATTTAATAACATCGGCAGAGGCTTGGCTTCTTTTGGCCTCTTCGATTTCTTGCTCCTGATCACGCATAGCAACAATGCTGCGGGCATCGGCTTCAGTGTCAGCATAAGCGGGATAAGTTACAGGGCTAACATCATACAAATCCTCGATGACCTTGATTGTGCGCTTGCCCATAGATCCGTACTTTTCTGACTCGCTCCACATTTGCTCTTTGATAGTAAAGGCAAATGATGACTGTGTGATATCGCCGCGCATGATAGAACGCACAACGCTCATATGTGTTGGATTCTCGTAATCTGGTACCCAAGTATATTCAAGATTGCCGTCGCCATTTACAAAAACTTTGCAAGTGTTTGCTTTTGTGCGGCCCAAAATTAACTCGGCTTCGTGGTTGAACAAACAACGAATGTCGTAATCTTTAGACAAAGCATTGTCAAACGCTCCCGGCAAAATAACCTCCTCAAAATATCCGAGATCCGTAGCGGAATTAATGACAGCAGCAATGCCGCCAATTTCTTTTGGCATGCCTTCGCCGTCCTCTCTGGTGTGAACAGTGCCCGTAAATGTGCGCCTTTCTTGTTTCATTTTAAATATTTTCTTGGTTATTCGTACCCTCTGGGTTGTTGTTTTTGTCGGCGGTGCTCATTAGTTGCGCAATCTTTGCATCCATGTATTCATCGATTTTGCTAGACGGCATCAAATTGGATTCAATCAAATACTCATCGCCTCCATTAAATCCGTTTGCATCTTCAAACATGCGGGCCTCGTTACGTGAAAGCCAACCGCCGCGAATGCCTTTATTATAGTAATCAGCGCGCTCATTGGCGGAGGCTCTCAACAGCGAATTAAAGTTAAATTTAAAGTAATAAGTCAACTTATCATTTTCTGTTAACAGCTTGCGGGCCATTTCCTGCTCGATGTTAATCGCATAGGATGCCAAAGTACGTGCGTAAAAATCTTGGTATTCCTGTTCGACGCTGGACTTGATGCCATCCTTTGCGCCAATCATGGAAGCGGGCACCCCAAAAATGCGGGCGATTTCTTCAGCCGAAAATTTGCGGGTTTCCAAATACTGCGCCTCTTCTGGGCTTAAAGATAGTTTCTCCATCTTGATGCCATTGGGTAGCACTGTGCTGCGGCTTGCCCCGTCTATAACATCATCAAGTGATTTCTTTAACGGCACTGCCTGCTCGGGTTTAATCTGCGCATCAGATGTTAACAAAAATTTCAATACTCCATTTTTGTAGACGCCCGCGCTTTGGCTAATTGCTGCCAAATCAATGCCCAAGGTTTCGGCGTGCACCACGATTGGCGACAAACCCACCAACGGATCATCACCGCAAAGCCCTTTAAAGTGCAACATGTCGGCCGCTGGAATCATGCCAGGGAAGCCCTTGCGATTCACTTTGTAAAACAATTGGCCGTCCTGCATGATTGGCTGCACGTAATCAGGTGCAATCGGATGCAACTCAATACCCAAATATCTGCTATCGCGATTGATAAAAGCGTAGGCGTTGCCCTTCAGCGCCAAGTGGCTCACCATGTATTTGGTGAAATCGTATTTTGTTTGATACGGGTTTGGCTCGTTTACCAATGCCGTAGCGTAATGGATTACAACCTGCTCGCGATTGGTGCCATCGTCTTTATACAACTTTAAAGATAGCCCCGCAATACCGTCTGCAATAACTCTAACACACGCGTGCACCGACGCAATAGATAACGCCGTGCGATCATTAACCGCCTGACCGCTTTTTGTTTGATATCCGAAAACATTTTGTAAAGTATTCACTAGCCAATCAGTTGGCTGCGATAAGCTACTGCGCTTCTCCGCTCTTTTTGGCTGCCAGAATTTTAGATTCATCGCCCGCAAATTACAACTGCCCTAAATTACTCACGTTAACAAATTACTTATTACGCCCCTGGGCCAACCACCTGCTCAACGCTGCCCTGAATACATCGTAATTTTTATACCGACGCACGCCAAACTTGCCGAAATACTTTTCCTCGGTTGCATTGTAGGCATCCTCATATGTCCGATATCTCGGTAGGTTGTTGTAATATTCCTGCATGTACTCGTCCAAAAATTTCATAAGCTTACAAACCAAAAATCAGATTCTTTTTCTTTGGCGGCATCCTGCATGCAAGTGCCCAATGCCATCACGATGCTCACAGGCCCATCGACTTTATCGCCCGACTTCGCTTTGTCAATTTTAATATTACCCGCGGGATCAGTGCGCAGCATTATGTTGCCCATCATCCAACGCGTAACAGGATTGCCCGAGTGCCTTAATTGTTTATCCTTTGTCAATCGCTCCAGTTCTTTAGTTGGTGCCGACATTGATACAAAGCCCTGGCCGAAAGGGAACATTTGCAAGCCTTCGTTTTGCAGCTCAATCACCAACTGCGAAGAGTTGAATCGGTCAAATGCAATATCTTTTATGTCGTACTGCTGGGCCAACTGAATAACCCGCGCCTTAATAAATGAGTAATCGGTTACATTGCCATCAGTTAACTCAATGTGCCCATCACTCGCCCATTGTCTAATTGATTGCCCTGCGGCGTCCTTGCGTTTGTACGCCGTCTCAACTGGCAACCAATACCATGAGCGAATCGCGTGATATTCTGGGAAGTATAGCGAGAATGCGCAAAAGTCCCCAGTGCTTGCCAAATCCAACCCGCCATAACACAAAGCGCCTTCAAGATCATCCGCGCCGTCGCACGCCTTCCAATCACTATCTGAAATCCAAGTCATTGCCGTATCGGTCCACACGTTGAGCAGTTTCGTTTTAAATTCAACCTCTTTGTGCACGAACTCCTTGGCCTCGGTCAATCCCTGCTCTAACTGCCTAGGGTTTACAGAAATACCCCAGTTTGGATTTGCCTTAGCCCATACTGCGGGATCCGTCCAATCGTCGCCCTCATCCAATGTATAGATCACCGAAAACAAAGCATCATCCTTTATATTGCCACTCAACACCCCTGCGCAATACTGCCGGTGCTTGTAGCATGGTGCCTCACGATTGAAGCCTGCCGTCGTAATAGTAAATAGCAACGGCTGCCGCCTTGCCCCCATAGAGTTACGAATAACATTATAGAGCTCATCATTTGGATGGGCGTGATATTCATCAATGCAACAAAAGTGCGCATTGAGTCCGTCCTGCTTGCCTGGGTTCCACTCAAGCGGTTTGTATATTGATTGCCCGTAAAGGATCCGCCGATTGTTTACAGAATTGTTAACGGTGAGCGCTTCATTCAACCAGGGCAGATTTTGGCAAACCCGCACCGACTCGCCAAATACCATCATGGCCTGATCTAACTTTGTGGCCGCACTATAAACCTGCGCCGCCGATTCATCATCTGCAATAAGGCCGTAAAGCATAATCGCCGAGGAAAAAGTAGACTTGCCATTTTTGCGTGGCACTTCAACATAAGCCCGCGTAAACCTACGGCTACCGTCCTCGTTTAGAAACCCAAACAGATTCCAAATTATAAAAGCCTGCCATGGCTCCAACTCAAACGGCTTGCCCGCATATTCGCCCGTGCTATGCTCGAGCTGCTCAATAAATTCAATGGCATGCAAAGCGTAGGTATCAGAGAATCCCCAACCCGCCGCACGATCTGCCACGTATCTATCGACGGCATTGCGCACGTGTTCACAAACTGGCACCGCGCCAGATTGGACGTCGCTTATATACTTTTCAACTTTAAGCACTGGCTTTCAAAAATGGCCTTTGCCTCTTCAGCAAGTTTCAAGTTGCGATACACAAACGCCTCATCCCACAAACCAAACTTGCCACACTCACGGAATCCGCTGCCCTGATCCATGGTGATCACAAATTGATGGCCTCGCTCTTCAATCCTGTACTCGCGACCTTGGTATTCAACGTGCGCCGTTTCAAAGGCGGCTTTGTGCGTTGCTTTGTTAACTGTCTTTTTCATGTTATGCGGTTTTTGGTTTTTTCAATAATTCTAATTTACTCGCTGGCTTAACGTTGCCCGTTTCAATTCTTGCCCGGGCGCTTGGTGTGATTCCAAACAACTGCCCCATCTGCGTGGCTTGCTTCAATGCTTTGCTGCGCACATCGTACCACGGCGAAACAACACGCTCGCCAAATCTGTTAACAACAACCTCGCCCTCTTTGTTGTTTATCTCGCAGGCTTTTTTATACAAACCCAATTCGTTGCAGTACCCGGCAACCAGCCCGAGATCAGCGCCTGCCAGTAGGTTGTTATTTTTCAACTCCTTGCAAGTTATATCCCAATACTCAAAGCCCAATTCGTTTAGGTGAGCGGGTGGTTGTGGAACTCCAACACTCAGCTCGACAATCATCGGCTGGTCAAGACTTCGGTCGGCGCGAAAAGTCCCCTCGATTTTTTTTAAATCAACGGGTTTGCGTGGTCTTCCTTTCATATTTACAAATATACGTTAAAATTTGCAAATCTATTTTCGCCCATGTGTGAATCAAAG